GCGCATCTGTTCTTGGATGCCGATGATATGGAAGATGAGCGGTCCATTGAGTCCGCTCTCAAAACCGTACTGCGGGAACGGCCCAGACTGAAGTCAAGACGCAGGGGATCGGGCGCTCCGATCCCAGGCGAGGGTGAAGATGACGGTAAGGGTGGCGGCTTGACGATTGAAGATGTCAAGAAGATGTCGCCTGAAGAAATCAACAAACGTTGGACTGAAGTACAAGCCGTCCTCAGATCTCAAGAAACTGCCGCGTCATGATCAACAGACAACGGGAAGGATTGATCGATAATGTCGGTCGATAACTTCATTCCGATTATCTGGTCGGCACGTATCCTGGCTCACCTGGATAACGTTCACGTGTACGCCCAGCCCGGAGTGATCAACCGTGACTACGAAGGTGAAGTCACGCAGGGCAATACCGTCTACATCAACCAGATCGGCAATCCGACGATCTTCGACTACACGAAGAACACGGACATGCCGACGGCAGAAACACTGACGTCCGCTCGCACGACGATGACCATCGATCAGGGGAAGGGATTCAACTTCCAGATCGATGACGTGGACCGCGCGCAGACCAGGCCGGACCTCATGGATCCGGCGATGGCTCGTGCGGCCTACATGTTGTCAGACATCGAGGACCTGTACGTCGGGACCAAGATGGTGGCCGCGTCTGGAGCGGCGAACAACATCGGTAATACTACAACGCCGCTCGTGCCGACGTTGGGGACGTTCACTGATCCGCTCAACGTCTACAACATCCTGGTTGACTGCAGCACGAAGCTCAATCAGAGCAACGTTCCAAGGGACAACAGGTTCGTTATCATCCCGCCCTGGTATGAGGGGCTGCTCCGCAAGGATCAGCGATTCATCGGCCAGGCCGGGGTGCTGGGTCCCAACGATGTCGTTCTCAACGGCAACATTGGTCGCGCCGCTGGGTTCAACATCCTCGTGTCCAACAATGTGCCGACTGCTGCCGGCGCCACCACTCGCTATCTGGTTGTCTTTGGTCACCCGATGGCGATGACATATGCAGAGCAGATCGACAAGACCGAGGCGTACAGGCCTGAGAAGCGGTTTGGTGACGCTGTCAAGGGCCTGCATGTGTACGGCGGAGGCGTCGTGCAGCCGGGTGCCCTGGGCACCTTGACCCTGTCCCAGACCTAGCCGACAAATCGGTCGGAGATTCAAAGGAGTAAGGCATGTCAATTGCTACGATGCGAAATCGGGTTTCAACCGAGTTCCGCAAAGTCCAATCAGGGAGCGATGAGTATCTGGAACTCCAGGCTCAGCGCGACCCTAACGATGGACGACCCGTCTGGGAAGAGACCAGCCTACCCGACGCTGTCGAGCAGAGCAAGCGTCTGGAATCAGGCAATCCTCTCCCTACCGACATCGGCTCCGCGCAGCAGCCCGTTGGCCGGATCACCGGCGCCACAGAGAGTTATGCGCCGGCATCGTCCGTCAACGAGCCTCTGCCATCGGAGGTTGAGGCTGGAGTCGAGCCTGACGAATCTGCGTCAGGCCTCCTGCCTCAGCGTGACGAGTTCGCGGAGGAAGTGCCGCTGACGGCGGTGATGGAGTCCGCTACCGACACTGATGTCTCTGGCACCGAGCCTGATCTGAGTGAGGGCAAGGACAAGTCAGGTGCCTCAGGCGAGTCGGGTGCCTCGGGATCCAAGATGAAGGGCAAGCGCAGCAAGAAGTCAGCGTCTGAGTCAGATCAGGCCGCCCAGTCTGAATCCACCAGCGGGCAGGAAGCCTCCTAGTTCATCTCATGGCTTCTTCTCGGTCACTGCCGGACGTACCTGGCAACCTGGATCGCTCGCCCAAGAAGAATTGGGTCGAGAAGGCAGGAGGTCTGCCTCCTGACATCGAGGATCTTGCTAAGCACCTACACTACCAGAAAGGCATGGACATTGGTCACGCTATTGCGACTGCTGTCAATGTCTTCAAGCGTATGTGCGCGACAGGTGATACGAACTGGCCAGGTATACAACATGTCAAGCCTCAGTCACAAGCAAGGGCTTGCAAGGCAGTGGCCGAGTGGGAAGCAAAGAAAGCAAAATCCCACGCTACCCCCAAGGGTAAGTAATGCCTGCAGAGTGGCCACACGTACTTGAAACTGGACCCCAAGGACCAGAGGGCGAACCTGGGCCCGCCGGTCCTGAGGGTCCTCCTGGGCCAAAAGGATCAACTGGTCCAGCGGGAGTCCAAGGACCGCTTGGCCCGTCTGGCCCGACTGGGATACAAGGACCATCTGGACCGAATGGTGCGCAAGGACCGACTGGACCGACTGGCCCGACTGGAGCGCCAGGCCCTGCAGGATTGAACTTCAGAGGGGTTTGGGATCCAGCCGCGAACTACAACACGAATGATCTTGTATCGTATCTTGATACAGCTTATTTTGCCGTAGCAAATTCAATCAATGTTATCCCGACGACTGATCCGACCAAGTGGATCCTATTCGTTCAGTCTGGAGCGCCTGGAGCTACTGGGCCTCAAGGACCTGCGGGTCCGTCTGGACCAGCCGGTCCTACCGGAGCAACTGGTACTCCTGGGCCGCAAGGACCCGCAGGGGCGCTAGGACCGGCAGGAGCGACTGGTGCCCCTGGACCGCAAGGCGGCCAAGGTGTTCCCGGCCCCATCGGTCCTGCAGGGCTGGTATGGCGTGGTACGTATTCAAGCACAACGACGTACAACTTGAATGACGCTGTTGCTTACGGCGGCAGTACGTACTTCGCCACTAAGACGACGACTGGTAATATACCGACGAACACAAGCTTCTGGGCGCTCATGGCGTCGCAGGGCGCTACTGGTCCGCAAGGACCAACCGGCACCGCCGGGCCGACTGGGGCTGTAGGCCCTGCCGGGGCAACTGGTCCAGCGGGCGCGACAGGCTCCACCGGCCCGGCAGGGCCCACCGGTGCGTCCGGCGCCATAGGTCCAGCGGGACCAGCAGGGCCTACAGGTCCAGCCGGGCCAATCGGGATGAATTGGCAAGGTCCTTGGTCGTCAACGAAGAACTATAACACTAGGGATGGCGTGTATAGTGGCGGCGGTGCGTACATTGCAACTTCTGCTAGCAAGGGCAAAGATCCTGCGACTAGTCCCGGTCAATGGAGTCAATGGGCCGCAGGAGGCCCAGCTGGACCGACGGGACCAACAGGCGCCATTGGGCCGCAAGGGGCTACAGGTCCCGCATCTACAGTCCCAGGTCCGGCAGGACCTACTGGGCCTCAAGGAACAACAGGACCAGCGGGAGCTACAGGAGCCGCATCTACAGTTCCCGGCCCTCCTGGTGTACAAGGGCCGGCTGGCCCTCAAGGCCCGCAAGGAGCAACAGGATCTACTGGTGCTGCATCTACCATCCCAGGTCCTGCAGGAGCAACGGGACCGTCTGGGCCTACAGGACCTGCAGGGCCGACTGGAGCAACTGGATCTACTGGGCCAGCTGGACCTCCTGGCCCGCTTGCATCCGTGACATTTAGGACTGCTCATGGATTTGTCATAGGTGGCGCACTCGATGCAACCATTGACGTTCCTGATCTATTCATACCGGAGGCTGCCTCGCAAGCAGCGACAATTGTTCAGCTAGTTGCTAAACTTGATTCCGGTACGAGTATTGATGTCCAAGTAAGACGTAATGGCGCAAACGTGAGTACTGCGAAAACCGTTACATCTACTAAACAGTCATTTACTCTTAGCCAGGCTATTACAGATGGCGACGCTCTTGACTTGACTCTCGCCAATCCGGTCGGATCGCCTTCAGACCTTGGAGCAACATTGATTCTAGAACACGTGGTGACTGGGTAATGGCTGTAACATCGGCTGGCAACGGAACGCAAACTGCTACCATTGGGACCGAGCATACATTGCTCGACATCGCCGCTGCGGGCACATATACGTTTCACATTGACACTTTCAATCTAGCGGTTGGTGACGTGGTCGAGCTACGTATCTATCAGATGGTGCTGACTGGCGGGACCAGGAGAGTCGCATATTTCACGCGCTACTTCGATGTGCAAGCTACAGATGACCTCATCAAGCTCTCGGTGCCTATTTCAAATGAACTGACAGATGCCGGTGCGCTGCGGTTTACTCTCAAGCAGACCAACGGAACAGGGCGTGCATTCCCCTGGAAGGTTCTCAAGTATGCCTGATTGGCCGCAAGACGTGGTGGACTTCACTCCGTATGCCACTCTATCCAGCGGCGACGAGAACTGCCCTGTCGCCGACTACCTGTCAGCAGCGGGGATCGTCCTATCCGGCAACGGAAGCTGGAGCGTCGCCAGCGTGGCCGTGTTCGTTCCTATTCTGGTCAGGACTCCGGTCACCGTCTACCAGCTTGCGTGGGGCAACGGTCCCACCTTGGGCAGCAACGTGGACGTGGGCCTGTATGACGGGACCAGCAAGGCGCGGCTGGTGAGTACCGGGTCCACCGCCCAAGCAGGAGTGAGTACGCTCCAGGCAGTCGATGTGGCCGACACGCCGGTCCCAGTGGGATTGCATTACTTGGCGATGGTGGTCGATACCACCACGGGCTTCGTCAACCGGGGGCAGATCACCAGCACACCCGGCGGTCGCATGTGCGGCATGGCCCAGCAGGCGTCGGGGTTCCCGCTGCCCAGCACGGCGACATTCGCCCCTCTGACTTCGATCACAGTGGTGCCGCTGGTCATAGCCGCCATCGAAAGCGGCGTGTTCTAGATGAGCGACTACCCGCGCAACCTCGTCGTTCCGGCGTTCATCAATCCGTGGCTGCGCTGGAGTATCGGCACGCTGGCCGGACGGCTCAACGCCCTCCCCATCCCCGGTGCCTCGCAGACGTGGACGGCCAATGTCGCCATCTACATCCCCCTGCTGGTCGACTGGCCCTACAACGTGCGGCGCATGTTCTGGTGCAACGGCAGCGCCGCCAGCGGCAACTCTGATGTGGGCCTGTACACACTCGGCGGGGCGCGGCTGTGGTCGGCAGGGTCCACCGCTTGCTCGGGTGCGGGCGTGCCGCAGTACGTGACGGTGTCACCCGACATCGTGCTTCAACCCGGCCAGCCGTACTTCATGGCGTTTGCGCACGATGTCGCGACCGCCAGCAACATCTTCGGGGTTGGCGGGGCGACCTTCACCGCCGCGTGGGGCCGCGCCTGCGGCGTCTACCAGCAGGCGTCGGCGTTCCCACTCCCGGCGCAAGCCACGTTTGCCGCCTACGCCGCCGTGGGATTGCCTCTGGTGGGCATAACGAATACTACAACCGGGTTCTAATGATTCCTTCGATTAGGCATATTGAAACAATCCTTCCTCAATCCGCAGTTGTAACCACCCCCAAGAATAGGTTCATGGCGGTAGCGTAATGACCATCACGGCGCAAATCGGTGCTACATTTGAGTCTCTCCTGTTGGATGCTCCAATCGGCCTCATAGGTCAATTGGGTTGGAGCTTGATGGATCCAGCGACCGAGACTCTGGTAGTAGAGCGTCGTACATCTAGGATCACAGAGCCGAGTCCTGGAACATACTTCACTACCGAAACAGCCCCATTGACGGCGGATGAGTATTTGATCATCTGGGACTATAGCGGAACTGATGCATCTGAGGACCTCGTAGTCCAAGTCGCTCCTATCATCAGCTCAAGGTACGCAACTGTCACAGATCTGCGTAACTACTCCACAGAGCTTGTTGCAAGCTACACGGATGACGAGTTGAACAATACTCTAAGAGATGCCGAGCGATGGATAGACAGTTACGTCCCGCCCATGCTCATCGACCCGACTACAGGGCTGAAATACTCGCCGCCTGATATGAATCCCGTTCAGGCAATCCAGCTGAACTATGCGACGTGTGCGCAGGCCGAATACATCTTGCAGATGGGACCTGGCTTCTTTATCAGTGGATCGACGACGATCACTGGCGGTGACTATCAAGAGACTCATGCGCCTAAGCTTGCGCCAAAAGCCAAGATTCACCTACTCCAAGGATACCTTATCAAGTTGACTGGCAGAGTCAATCCCTGGTACTGGGGTACTGGTAGGTATGGCTGGCCAACGAATTGGCCCGTCCCGATATCAGGCTTCCCCCCTGGATTCATTTTCTAACGATGAACGCTAAGTCGCAAAAGCAATTGGCTGCTCTCGTGAAAGACTTCTCGCAAGCGGAATCTGGATTGGTCGCGCTAGTGAGCCGTACACTAGCGACAAGCAATCTGGCGAGTTTGCGAGCAAGACGCCGAGCGTCCCGTGAGGTATCAAGGCTCCTTGGTCAATTGCGTGACCTGGGCGCCCCCAAGGTCGCGTTGTTTGTCAAGTCGAGCTACCTTGCGGGGCGCGAGGCGTCTAAAGCAGCTAACAAGACTTTGAGCGAAGTCGATCAAAAAGCTATACAAATCTTGACAGACAATCTCAATGGCCGGCTGGAGGATAGTATTGCGATAGTAGGCCGACGAGTTGACGATGTCTTCAGGCGTGAAGGATTGCGCGCTGCATCCTTGGCGATTTCAAGCCCCGGCGCTGTCGATGAAGATGCCATCAAGAGATTCCATAAGAAGTTGGTTGATCAAGGTGTAACTTCTTTTACCGACAGAATGGGTGGACGCTGGGGCCTGGAAACTTACGCGCGCATGGCCTTGAAGACGACGATGATGGAGGCTGTAAATACCGGAGCCGAGAATCTGATTCGTGATCGAGGATTTGATATCATCCAGATTGGCCACAACGGCGCATTCGAGCCGGACAGACTTTGTAGTCCGCATCACAATAAGGTCTACAGCTTGTTCGGCAGATCAGATCAGTATCCATTGTTCAATCCGACTGATAAACCTCCGTACCATCCTAACTGCGAACACTTCATCAAGTTGGCTCCTGGCGCTGCTGCAGAGCGCCGATCCGCGATTGGGGCTGTATAACAATGATTTTTGGACTTGAACCCGAACACCCTCTACCGGACAATTGGACTCCGATTGAGGCTATAGCAGTTATAAAATGTTTGGATGAGAATGGCGAACTAGCCTTAGATGTCATCTCGACAGGCGGTGTAACTATTTGGGAAGCTCTTGGGATGCTAAATGCGGCTGCGGTTCTGCAAAAAGTTCATCTTCGTAGTGCATTTGCGCCTGATGAGGGTGATACGTAATGCCTTTGATTCCACCCATCAGCGCGGCCAGCAACTTCAAGACGACTCTTGTTCGATCTATCATCATGACTAATGGGCATCCTGTAGTCAACGATACTCCTAACATACCTCCATTCTATGTTGGGATAGTTGACTCAGGTTTACCACGTGGATTCAAGTACGGCGGGGCGGCGAGTCTCGGCTCTCCGCGTCACACGCCTCCTGCCATGCTCCGCCATGCTACAGGCTTGACAGGGCCGTCGGTCGAGCTAGGGGTCGGGGATCGGTGTAACGTGTTGTCCTATGGGCTCTTAGAACTTCTAGACAATGGCACGAAAATCAGCACCGGCGTCCGTTTGGTGGGATTAGAGTACGCAGCTGCTCCGATAAATCAACTTTACCCATTCAGCGGTATCTTGAGTGACATGGATGGCAATCCCATTAGCAATATGCCGGTGTCCATTTGGGGCGCAATTGAGAATCATGACGTCTTGGCCGGGGAATTTGAGGACTATGAGGGCGAGGCTCCGATTGAATTCTTGCCGATGCTGATGCGTAATGTGGATGTCATGGTCGGAACTATAAGATACAGGATTCTGGCCGCTGAACCAGACTATGGGTTCATGAATGTCCATTTGAGATTGCGGAAGGCAGACGAGCCACTTGCCACGTAAATCTCAAAAGATTGATGCAAGCGTCAACGCTAGCGGTCAAGCAAGACGTGCTCGTGATGTTAGCAATACTGTCGATGAACTCGATCAAGTTATGAATAGCGTTGCAAAAGATGCTCAAGAAGTTTATCGAAAGCACGCTCCCCGTCGTTCTGGTCGTTTGCAGCGTGGTATTAGAGTTGTCCCAGCGGGAGAATCTATTGTGTTGACTGCAAAGGCGGTTGACCCGCAATCTGGCTATGATTATGTAGCGGTGTCTCGACTCGGTCATAGAAAGCGTTACATCTTTCCTGTTCACAAATCTGGACGTAAAGCCGGACAGCCAAGAAGCGCTCTATCCTCAAGAAGAGGCAAGTCGGGACAATTCATAACCAGAGGGCCTGGGTATTTGAAATTCAGGAGCAGAGGCAAACTTTGGTACCTGATAGCTGTACGTGGATTCAGGCCAAAGAGCGACTGGGCAAAAGACGCTGCTCCCGAGGTCAAAGCGATTGCGGATGCAGGAATGAAAAGGACGGGCAATAAGATTACAACTAGATGGGGCGGCTCTGGATGACCACTAACGAAATCGCAGCCGCCATTGAGGCCTGGGCTGTAAGTGTGGTCCCTGAACTCAATTCATATGATCATGCTCCGCGTAGTTTGCTACAAGCTTTACCTCTTGTACTTTGCGAAGTCCAACGTAAGCAGCATCAAGAACTTGCAACAACAGAATCGAACTTCCAGCAGTATAAGTTCCAACAGACTTCCGTCAACATATGGAGTGCCGATCTTCTAGTCTTGATAGATCCATCGAATTCTTGGACTGCAAGTCAAACTCTTTATGAAATGACCGATACACTTGGAGGCGCTATTGTAAGAGATCCAACTCTGGGCCAGCGAGTCGGCTTTGCCTCTAGGGACTTTGATGTCAGCTTTGACCCTCCAGAGTTTGAATACGCAGACGGAACAATCGCTCGTGTAGCAACGATGTCCATCGTAGTTGGAGAGCAGAAAGGAACATGATGGCTGATAAACAGCCTGAGAAGGCGGCGGATGGTGGAACCAAGGAGTACATCCTTGACAAGAAGTCAAGGGTCGGGGCTGTTGAAGTTGACAACAAGACGGTTACCATGCATGAGTCGGCCTCTCTGACTCAGGACCAATACGACCGGGCCAGTGCACTCGAAGGAGTCAAGCTGGTCGAAGCAGGAAAGGATGATTCATGACCGTCGCAACCGGTGGTCGAACCCCGTACAACGCTGGTGGAGCGCTTGCTGGACCTTCCCGTGTTCTTTGGGCAGATCCGACAACGGTGCCTACTTCGCCATCAGACCTCTGGGCCATCATCCCGGCGGTCGCCAACGCGTCAGGCGAGTACCCGCCTGTGACTGGATGGAATGACTTCGGTCTGTCGGCTGCAGCACCGGATTACCTTCATCATAGGGCATCTGCCGGCCTGACGTACCAGCAGCCGCACGGCGTCCTGTTCGAGCAGATCACGGAGATCACTCGTTCATTCACCGCCCAGATCGGTCAGATCGATCAGGACAATCTGCCAATCGTTGAAAATTCAACGAACCCCAATACCGCAATCGCGGCTGCGACTGGCAAGTCGGCGGCTACCAAAGTCAAGATCGGTTTGTATTCAGCATTCAAGGCTGTGCGAATCGCAATGGTGACGTATCGTCCTTCAGGTACGCCAACAGTCACAGAACCAGCCCCGTCGCCAGTCGGCACGAGGCCGGCAGCGGTCGCTTTGGTCCTGCCTCTTTGTACGCTGTCGGCTACTGACTCGACGTTCACATTCGACTCTGCCAACCCGGTCAACGCAGCAATCCAGTTCACCGCGCTTGCAGATCAGACTCTCGGGTCCGGTGCCGAACACGGCTACTGGATCTTTGAGACTCCTGGCGTGATTACCTGATGGAACTCGTTCAAGTAGGACATCGCATGATCCCAATAGTGGCGCAGAAGCACGCCAGGCTGCGTCACTACCTGGGCGCTGAGGACTTTCAAAAGATTCTCAGCGCGGATTACGGTCATGAGTCGTACCGTATCCTGAGTATCATTGTTCCTGCAATCCCCAATGGTGTCAAGGACATCAACAACCCGAACAGGCGCACCGTTGAACCCTTCCCTGAATGGGAATGGGAAGGGTTCGCCAGCGAGGAAGCCTGGAAAGCATATCAGAACGGCGACCGTGATGCTTATGATGAGGAAGCCGATCAGTCGCCGACTGGGGCTGAGATCGTCGACCTGTTCGAGAAGGCTCTCATGGTCAACGGAGCGAACCGCCTGGGAAACCTCCTGAGCCTCGTCAGGAGCGGGGCTACGCTGGTCGAGGCTCAATCCAAGGGCAACTCGCCCGCATCGCCTGGCGAGAATGGGGCGTCAGCCTCAACGAGTTCTGGGATGTCAGTCCCAACATCGAGTCCGAGTATGGAATAACAGTACCAAGGCTTTATGATCTAGCTGAGGTATATGGACATTTCCATGATTCTGACTTGTATGAACTCGGGGTAGTTATGTACTGGGCTTTCAACGATCCCAAGGAAATGAAGCAGCTTGATCCAGCACGGACTGCTGTTGATCAAATCGTGGAATCTGGTAATCTACCGGCCATGTTGCGAATCCCCAAGGATCGCAAGGAACGGACTGAGCTAAATGGCGGATAGTATCGCCAATCTGATTCTGAGGATTATTTCTCAGAAGGGCCAAGCTACTAGTGATGTTGATGAACTAGCTGCATCATTGGAGGCTTTGGATCACACCAAAGCTACAGCTGAAGCCGGAGTTGATACTGAGAAAGGCTCTTTCGATCAGCTACAGCTTGAGCTTGATAAGTTCGATCACAAGGATGTCAAAGCCAAGGCCGGCGTTGATACGAAGGATGGCGAAGCTCAACTTCAGTTGTTCACTCATTCACTGGAGAACTTAGCTAGTAAATCATATACTGGTAAATTCTTCAGCGCTGGTGATATTGGACAGTTTACTCAGCCATTCGGTCAAGGTCAACAACTTTCGATGGATGTTGGCTTGGATAAGAATGGTGTCGCAAAGACGGAGGCTGAAGTCGTAGCGCTCCACGAGCAATTACAACTTGAGCTTGATGCTAATAAACTCGAAATCAAGACTGATGTTGATACTTCAAAGATCGATGAGACAGAAAGGGCAGCAAGTACACTTGTCAATGCACTGGGAACTTTATCTCAGGCCGGAGGTCAAGTAGGAGGGGCACTTTCAGGTCTTGGTGATAACCTAAGTAAAGTTGGTTTCAACCTTGGCGCATTTAGTGTCCGTTTGACTCCTGTGGTTGCAGGCGCTCTAGCGCTTGCTGTAGTGATCGGTGTATCGCTCGTTGCAGCACTGGCGTCCGTCGCCGCCTCGGCTGTTCTTGCAGCTGGCGCTTTGGGGGCTATGGGAGTCGCATTCTTAGGAGCGCTAGGCCCAATAGCTGCTTTAGCTATTCCTGTAGCTTTGGCATTCGGTAAAGTTATATCAGCTCTGACTCAGTCGCAGACTTCCAATACGGCGGCGACTAGAGCCAATACGGTAGCTCAGCAACAAGCCATCCAAGCCCAGTCTGTTGCCCGTGCTTATGCTGAGCAACGTGCCTCTGCTGAACAAGCATTGACTCTAGCGGTACAAAACGCGGCTACGGCAAGGGCCGCTGCGTATCGTGAAGAACAAGATGCAATTCAGGCAGTCAAGGATGCAGTGCTTGCTCTGAATGATGCCGAAGATGCTGCGGCTCAGTCTAAGCTTGACTTTGAAAAGGCCAAGCAGGCTCTCATAGACTTCAGGAGTCAGCTAGGTCTAACCAAGAAAGACTTTGATGTTTTCTTCAATGCGTTCAAAGATGTCGGATTTGATCCAACTAAACTGAATGCACAGCTGAAGAAAGTCAAGTTTGACGGTGTGGTTCCTCCTGATCAAGAACTCCAACTTGAACAGCTCATCCTCAATGTCAAGAAGGCAAGAGATGGAGAGGCCGACTCCACCAATGCCGTCACCAAGGCGCAGACAACGCTCAATCGTGCTCGTCAGGATGAACAGCCATTCCTCAAGGAAGGTATCTTGGGGTCTAAGAATTACCAGGCTGCCTTGGCAGGAGTCGCATCTGCTCAGAAGAATCTGACTCAGCTAGAATCCGATCATGCTTTCCAGCTTCAGCAGACTGCAAAGCTGAATGCATTGAATGCTGCAAGCGCCGCGACTGCAGCAAGTAAGACAGCAGGTCTGACTGCAGAAGAGAAGAAGTTGTATGATGTGCTCAAATTAGTTATTGGAGCTTTCAATCAGGCATTTGGACCTGCTGTCAATGCAGTCCTGGATGGATTTATCGCGGGATTCAAAACTCTTGGTCCTCTTGTATCAGGTCTGAAGGGTCCTATGACGGATCTGGGCAAAGCGATGGGCGCTTCCATCACAGACTTCTTCAAGATACTGACCGGCCCTTCTTCACAGAAGTTGTTCCTAGGTATGATTGAAGGCGCTAAGCAGCTATTACCATATGTCAATAAGATATTTGCCCCTATGCTCGATCTTATGGGTAAGATTGCTACTGCAGCGATGCCGCTTCTTATTGTTGGATTCCAATCAATTGCCGGTTGGCTGCAGGGGATCGACAAGAGCACAGGCATCAAGGACATTTCAAACTTCATTCAGAAGAATCTTGTGCCGGCTTTGAATGCATGGGTCAAACTTGCTTTACAACTAATTCCTGCATTCTTCCAGTTTATCATCGATATTGCTCCACAAGGCGAGAAGTTCCTGGGATGGGTCACTGAAGTTGCCAAGCAATTCTTGGCATGGGCATCATCAAAGAAGGGCATGGATCAGATTAGGGACTTCTTCAGCAAGGCAGTACCAGCTGCCATAACATTCCTCAAAGCATTTGGTGCAATTGTAGGATTCTTCCTAAGCATTCCTAAATGGGTCTATATCGCTGTAATTGCATTTTCTGCGCTTGTAGCTGTATTCATAGCAGCCTCCGCCGCAATTGCTCTTTTGACTAGTCCAATTGGGCTAATCATCCTAGCCGTCGCTGCTCTAGCTGCGGGATTGATTTGGGCATATCATCACATTGCTTTCATGAAGGATGCACTTGATGCTATAGGTAATGCTTTCAAGGCCGCACTTAGCTTCAAGTGGGTCGGTCCTGCGCTGGATTGGATAAAGAACGCTTTCAATAATATCATCAACTTCCTGAAGGGTCTGCCGGGCAAATTCCTCCAATGGGGCAAGGACATTATTGATTTCCTATGGAAGGGAATACAGCAAACAGGATTTGATATCAAGAATGGTTCCTTCTACAAAGAGATTACCTGGCTAATCAATTTCCTTGTGGGATTGCCAGATAAATTCTTCAATTGGGGCAAGGACATCATCAGTGGTCTCTGGAATGGTATCAAAAGTGTTTCGTTGGATGTCTGGGGGTGGATAACTGGTGCGTTCAATGATACACTGAAGTTCCTGGAGGGCCTACCGGACAAGATGTTCAATCTTGGCTGGAACCTGATCCAAGGACTATTCAATGGGATCAAGAGTATCGGGAGCAAGATTGGCGACTTCTTGAAGGGACTGATTCCTGGACCACTCAAAAGCTTCTTCAAGATATTTTCACCATCCAAGCTTATGATGGACATTGGTATGAATATCGGCAAAGGACTCGAAGTTGGTATAGAAGCATCCGGCAAGGGGGTTCAGCGCGCTGCAATGAATAATCTTGTATTTCCTGTTGCTGCGGCAGCCGGGGCGACCGGAAGCAGGAGTGGTATCACGATTCAGAATCAGAACGTGAACTTGCCAGCCGCTCCGGGATATGATCAGATGGGCGATCCCAGACATCAGGCTGCGCTGTTCGCTAGAGAAATGCAACGCAGAGGTTGGCGATGACATATACAGCCGCCAATGGTCCGCTCGGACTGCAGGGTCGCCATACTTGGTATGCTACTGGAGTTGATGGATTTACGCTGAATGATCTTGAATACGGACTTCCAGTAGCACAGCTAGACAGGATTACTGGATTGTTTGCATTACCTGATTTTACAGACTTGCGTGATCCTGTCATTGGTGGTAACGGAGAGGTCATATACCCGTCATATTCGACTGGCAAGACAATTACGTATGAGGGTCGTATCATTACGGCAGATGGCGAAAGCTTGTATGCATATCGTTGGGAGATGCTAAATACATTTGGAGACAGAACGGATCCAGAAGGTACAATGAACATTACCCCTCACCCGTCGTGGGGGTCTGGGGGCTGGAAGTACACTGCTCGTGTATTAGCACTAGAGATTGATGATGAGTATCTAGAAACAAGTTTGGATGTTCAGCCCAGTCCGTACCAGCTACACTTTATTCTGTCTGTAAGATCAAAAGACGGCGTGATGACGCAAACATGAGTCAAGCTCAAGTATACATCACGACTGGGATTCATAATGTTATGGGCAGTCCCATAACTGATATTCCATTTACACCTGGTGCTCGTACTCCGGCCGTCATTCGTGGTCAGATTACTCAGTTCAGAAATCTCAAGATTGCTATACCTCGTAAGAACTACAGGACTGCAGACTTGACAGTCAATCTTATGAGTCCTGAAATTGAGCAGTTTTACACTAGTAGTGATCCGGACTTCAGTACATATAGCAACTTCTTGTATATCAAATGGAGGGGCCATCTTGTCTTCTGGGGTCCCATCTTGACTAAAGAAGTTGACTATGAAGGGCGCACCCTGACGCTTCACGCTAAGGATCAGGGATCACGTTTGGAAAAGAACTTCTTCAAGATTGGCGATGAAGCCATGGACGGCAAGAACCCAGGCGGCAATGGTCTTCAATGGCCATTCGCTTCTACAGGTCATCTTCCAGTAAACTCGGATGGCATACGTATGTGCCTTCAATCGGCGGCTCATATGGAAGACACCCGTATTATGACTGATGATAATCTGAGGTATCCAGCCTTCATCCCGCTGGGGGTTAGGATGGGATTCAATCACCATACGGATTCTGGTCGCAAGATTACCATTCAACGCGCCGATGAGATTTGGAGCAAGATAACTGAACTCGGGGATCGAATAGATGGTCCTTTAGTTGATTTTGTTCCGTTGGATATCAGTGATGGCAAGGACTTTGCTGTCTGTAATGTATATGGACCATACTTCCGTAATGATCTATCGAGCACGATCAAATTTCATTATAACACAGG